CGCATTCCGAAAGTCTGGAGATATCGGCGATATCTTTCAGTCTCAACCTGAAATGGTTGAAAAATCCCTATGGGGCGGTAGTTTCCTCAAAACAGCCGATCTATTCAAATGAACAAATCACTAGGAGGTGACAATATGTCAGAAGAAATAATCAAAAACCAGCCAGGCGCTGCGGGAGATCTAGGTGGAACAACACCAGGACTTTACCAGGGTCAAGGTGCTTTCGCATCAGGTGGAATTGGTGGAGTAACAAACCCAGGTGCAGATACACTTGGCAACATTCCAACAGCAACTCTTGGATCTACAAGCGGAGCAAACGCTGTTAACCCTAGTGGTTCAGCGGCTTCTGGAATTTTGCGCCCTGAGCAGGCACGTCGTTTTATCGACTATGTTTGGGATGCAACAGTATTAGCAAAGGATGGCCGTCGTGTAACAATGAAGGCTAATTCAATGGAACTTGAGAAGGTAAACGTCGGTGAGCGTGTAATTCGTGCAGCAGCGCAAGCAGTTGGTAACTACACAAACACAGGTGCAACATTCTCTAAGGTCGAACTTACTACCAAGAAGATTCGTCTTGATTGGGAAGTAACAGCAGAATCATTGGAAGATGGTGTAGAAGGTGACGCTCTAGAAGATCACTTGGTACGCTTGATGACAAACGCATTCGCAAATGATATCGAAGATCTCGCTATCAATGGTGATGGTTCTACAGGAGCATTCCTGTCAATCATGCCAGGCTTTATCAACAAGGTAAAGACAAACGGAGATGCACATGAGTCAGTAGTAACCGTAGCAGATAATGCTTGGACACCTGATGTAATGCAGGGCATCATCAATGCAATGCCACGTAAGTACCGTGCACTTAAGAACAATCTTAAGTTCTACGCAGGTACAGACGCATTCGGTGGAATCGTTAAGAACAACGGTACACTTGCTGATGCAGTTGCAGAAGCATTTGCTGGACAGGTCCCAGGATCAACACAGGCAAACCGTCAGTCATACCTTGATGGTATCGGACAGACATTCGGTGGAGCACGTACAACTCGTGTTCTCGGAATCGAAGTTCAGGAAGTTCCTTACTACCCAGCAGGCTATATCGACTTGACATTCCCTGCAAACCGTGTATGGGGATTCCAGCGTGACATCACTGTAAACCGTGAATACGTAGCAAAGAAGGACACAATTGAGTACACAGTATTCGTCCGCTTTGGTATTCAGTGGGAAGAAGAGGATGCAATTGCATTCGCTGACGCTGCATCAGATGAGTAATCTGTAACAGTACCTTTAATGGGGGGCGGGAGTTCACTCTCCTGTCCCCCTTAATACTTTAATGATATAATACAAACAAGGAGGATACAATGGAAAATAATAATTACAATAATCCGTTTTCAGCAGAAAATGCAGAAGAACAAGCACATGTTGAAGCACCAGTTGTCGAGACAACAGTAGAACCAACAGTAGAACCAGTAGTAGAGCCAGTTGCAGAAGCACCAGTTGTCGAGGCAGTAGTCGAAGCACCTGCAGCAGAAGAACCAGTTCAGTCACTAGGATTTACAAAGACAGGTGCTATTGGATCAATGGCAGCAGACGGCCCAAGCAAGGCAGTAAAGCCAGAAGCAGACCTTGGAGAAAAGGTTGCAATTCACTCAACAAAGAGCGTTCGTTGGGAAGAAGTTGGTGCAATTTCTAAGGGTTACAATATTGTTACAAAAGCACAAGCAGACAAGTGGCTTTCACGATCACATGTCCGTATTGCTACACCAGAAGAAGTCAAGAAGGCTTTTGGATAATTATGGAGATATTGAGAGTTTCGCCATATGCAGAAGTACCTGTTAATTTCGTAATTCCAGCGGGAGTTACAGATGCAGATATAACTGTCACCATAACGGATATGGCGGACCTTTCAATTTCAACATCAACTTTTACAGAGTCTTCATCTGGAGAAACATTAGAAATTTCTTTGCCAGGCAAGTATGACTCTTCATACAGAGTTGAGATTGTTAAAGATCTTGGAACATCAGATGAACAAATTTTACAAGACGAAACATATGAAATAGTTAGGCCATATGTTGACCCATCAACAAAAGCAACAACAGCAAGCGATATAGCAGCCTACGCTATTAATGAAGAAATTGCAAGAGCAGTAATCGACTCAGTTGTTCCAGATGGATTCTATTATAAGAAAAAGGTTCTAAAGTTTGAGGGAAGTGGATCTGATTACTTGCCAATTTGGGATGATGTAAAAAAGGTCTTGGCTGTTTATGAAAACAATATGTTGGTAGAGGATAGACAGTATGAAGTTAGCCCAGATAAAACAGCAATCATTGAAAAGTCAACAGACAACATTAACCGTGCAGAATCTGCACCACTAGTATTACCAGCAGCAGCATCAGACTCTCTAGATCCTCAATTCATATACAGAGGTTTTGGAAAGACCTGGGACTATAGAATAGTTGTAGAGCACGGATACACAGCGGTTCCATCTGACATAGTCAGAGCAACAGAGATGCTTATTCATGACATCGAGTGCGGTAAACTAGATTATTACAAGAGATTTATTTCTTCTTATAACACAGATCAATACAGAATTCAGTTTGATAAGGGTCTTTTCGAAGGAACAGGAAATATAATTATAGACAAGATACTTTCAAAGTATGTCAAGTCTATTACAAAAATTGGGGTATTGTAATGACAGTTTGCGAAACTCCAGACTTTATGTTTCCAATGCAAGCCTCTGTGTATCACCCAATAGTAGAGCAAGGTGACTTTGGTGCAATTAAAAAGCAGTGGATTTTAGATAGAACGTTTGCATGTAGTTTTTCAGCAGGAGGTTCTGCTTTTAAAGAAGAAATAAAGCCAAACGTAAATATAACACAAAACTCAATACTTGTTGGAAGAACAAAGTCAGATCTTAGAATATCTTCTCGTGATAACAAAAACTCTTTAACCAATATACTAATAACAGACATTAGAGACCAAGAAGGCAACCTTGTTTATATTGAGACATCTGGACCTAGATCTGGCAAGGGCACCCTCTTTGAGATAGCCACGTACGAGCCTTTCGTAGGTCCTTTTGGAGTAGTTGAGTCATACAAGGTGATAATCAGAAGGTCAGAAAATCAAACGGGTGACGTATGAGAGCAGTCTTTAATTCTAATCAGTTTAAGAAAGAAATGAATAATATAGTCAACTACTCTCTTGGATTTTTAGAGGGAGTTCAAAAAGGAAAAACAGTATTTTTAAAAACAATGGGAATGGAAACGGTAGAGTTAATGAAGCAGTTTATCGATTCTAATGCAAGAGTTAACCCAGATATGTTGCATCATATATACGAATGGAATCAGACTGGAAGCCCAAGTGCAAGACTATATGACATATCTTACACAACAAGCAACCTTGGTTTATCATTTAGATCCTCATTTAGCCAATCAACATCAGTTAAAAATGGATCAAGAACTCCGTTTTATGATAAGGCTAGAATTATGGAAGAAGGCATTCCAGTTACAATTAGACCAAAGGCTGCTCAGGTTTTAGCATTTGAAGATAACGGAGAAACAGTGTTTACACAAGGACCAGTAAGGGTCGACAATCCTGGAGGAACAGAAGTACAGGGTGGTTTTGAAAAAGTGTTTGATATGTTCTTTAATAGATATTTTTCTCAAGCATTTTTAAGAGTAAGCGGTGTTGCACAGTATCTTGAAAACCCTATTCTTTACAAAAAGGATATGCAGGCAGGAAAGAAAATGGGCAGAACAAAGGGCCTATCTACTGGATATCGCTGGATTGCTAACGCAGGAGTAGGTGCATAATGGCTCTTATACATCATCCACCAACTATCATTAATGCATACCTATCAGCAATGATCGATCCTGGATTTGATTCTCAAGGAACAACATACTTCTTTCCAACACTTCCAACAGATATTGAAAATCTAACTACAACATTTCCACAAAGCAATGAGGTTTTTGCTGTCTATGACCGAATGTTTAAGATGAGAAGAATGCCTTTCCCATATATAAAGTGTGAACAACTTCTATACTACTTCTATGCAGTAGGAGAGAATGCAACAACAAAGATGGTAATAACACAGCAACAGATTAGCGACCTTTTGGACAACGGAGATGATTCAGCAAAAGACCTAAATGATTGGGCTACAGCAAACTTAGACTATGGCACAATAGAGTCCAAGCCATGCTTCTTCCATAACTTTAAGATTTACCAACTAGAAGAGACCAGAGATATCGTAGACTTTGGCACAGCCCGTACTTATGCGGGGAATAAGATAATTATAGACTACGACTGGCATCCACTAGAATTACCAGCATAATAAACGGCATGTATAATTAAAGCGAGGAAACAACCCCCTTTTAATAAAATGAAAGAGGTGAGAAATATGGCATATAGCCGTGGTTCAAGTAGTAACATCATCGTAGGTGCAGCAGCACTATTTACGCATGACGCAGGTCCAATCGGATACGAAACACTAACTGGAAAGATTACTGACACTCAAGCAGCGACAGATCTTCCAGCATTGACAGCATCCGCAACATCCTATAAGGACACTTTGTCATCAGACGAAGCGTACACAAATATCGGATACACATCTAACGGTTTGGAACTCGCATTCCAGCCTGATTTCGGCGAAGTAGCAGTAGATCAACTTCTCGACGTTGCTCGTTTGTTCAAGCAAGGTA